TCCGAGATGTCGTAGCTGATCTCGTAGTCGGCGTTCGTGAACGGCACGGTACGCGTCCCGTTCTCGGTCTCGACGGTGAGTTCCCCGTCCTTGCCGGTCTCATTTTTGTCCATGTCTAGTCACCTCAGGTGCTGATCGTGGCGCTGAACTCGACCGTGTCGACGATGCCTTCCGGCGTGAACCCGAAGCTCACGGTTAGCTTCCGCGGGTTGTCTGGATCCTCACTCGCCGTCACGTACCAGTTGGTTTCGGACTGGGAGTTCGGTTCGAGGACACCATCGTCGACGAGGTCGATGATCTCGTCGCCGAGTCGCCCCTCGACGAGACGAGTTGTACTGTCGTTGTTGATGTCTCCTCGCACAGCACGGGCGATGGCCCGCGCAGCGAGGATCAGTCGATCCGCTAGGCGCCGAGCGAAGTACGACCGCGTCCAGCCCGTTGCCGTCGACGTCGAGAGGTTGCTCTCGATGCTCGGTGCGCCGGCGTCCGAGATGGGTATCACGCCCTGGTCCTCGAGGTCCTCCTGGTCGGGGACGTTGAGCGTCTGGACGAGATCGCCGTAGCCCGTCAGACTCTGTCCGAGGATCGACTCCGTCGTCGCGACGCCGCCGAGAACGCCGGCGATCCCACCGGACACAGCATGAGCGGCGGTGGCTTGTCGGACTGGCCCGAAGACGAACAGCGCGTCGTCGTCGAGATTGTCGGAGTAGCTCCCGACATCGATCTCTGCCGACCCATCCGACTGCGTGGCGTTCGGCTCCGCGTCGCCGGCGACACGGACCATCTTCCACTGGTTCTCCCGCAACGGCGCCGCCGTCGCGATAGCATCCGACACGGCCGACTCCGATTCGGAGCGGACGTACCAGAGGCCTTCCTCCTGCTCTTGGACGACGTTTGTCGCGGCTTCGAACGACGACTGCCAGTCGAGCCACTTGTAGTCGACTTCGCAGTCGTCGGCATCGCCGGCCTCAACCTCGCCCGTGAACGGGTTGATAGCGACTTCGTCATCTGCGAGCGAGCCCGTCTGGGGCGGGCTCTCGTATCGGAACACCGGCGTTTCGTCGGCGCCCGCGGTCGTGTTCGTGACCGTGATCTCGGCGGCGTCCTCGATGATGGGCGTGTTGCCGAGGGTCCCGCTGCCGCCGGCGATGGCCTCGCCAGTGGCACTCTGGGTCGCGGGCATCACCCCGTAGAGGACGTCGTAGGAGACGCCGTTCGCGGCCGCCCCGCGGAACTGCTCCACGATGTCGGTGTCCGCGCCGAACGTCGATTCGAGTTCGCCAGGCCCCGACACGCGCGTCGGGTCGTTTGTCGATGCACTGCCTGCGTTGGGATCGCCGCGAGCGAAGAGGACGACCTTCTGCACGGAATCGAGGTTCAGCGCCCCGATCCCGCCGCCCTCCGTCGTTACGGAGATCCGTGACGTGTTGCCGTACGTAGTCATGTCGTATGGTTAAGAAACGGTTAGTTCGATGGCGACTGCATCGCCGCCAGTACTGTCGCCATCGGTCGGTGTGTCGACGACCTCGACGTACTCTGCGTCGGTCGTGACGCGGTCGCTGAAGTCGACCTGCAAGTCATGCCGCCAGCGCCGGACGCCTGGTCCGGCGAGGTCATCCTGCCGGCGCCCCTCGCCGACGAGGAACTCCTCAATATCGTCAGCCGTGCCACCCGCTCCGTCGGGGAGGGAGACATCCGGGCCTTGAGAGTCGTGACGGTACAACGCCTGCTCGAGGTCACCCCCTAAGTCAGTCGCATCGAGCTGCGTGTTGCCCGCCGCGACCCAGATATCGACCTGGATGCCCACGCCCTCCCACGTCGGCTCGAAGATGCGGCCGGTTCGGTTGCCGTCCGAGTCGGTCGTGTAGCCGACGAAGTCGGTGTTCCATTGGTCGGCTCGGGCGCCGCCTGTGAACTGCAGTTCGACGATGGGCTGATCGTAGCGGTTGCCCGCTCCGTTGGGGTCGATCTCTTGGGCGACGTAGTCGCCGCCGGAGAACTGCGACGAGCTCTCCAGCGCCGCAACGATCGCGTCGAGGACGTCCTGTGGTGTCATTCTGAATCACTCCGGTCGAGGAGAAGCGCGAAGATCAGCCAACCGTACATCATGACCCCGAACCGATACGGGATGAGGTCCAGGCCGACGAATAGCATCGGCCCGGCCGCGATCACGCTGCTGGCGGTCTCTTTCGCCAGCGTCATCCGAAGGTCCTGTGAAGCAGGTCGTCGATTGCCTCCGCGATGTTCTTGCCCAGATCCGACTGATGCTCCCGCAGCGCTGGGCGGAGGTACGGCTGGGCAGGCGTGCCGGGATGGTTCACGGACCGCTTGCGGATCAGGTGGCCATCCTCGCCCTCGAAGTACAGGAACTCGCCGTCATTCGGCGTGATCACGTGGGGTTGGGTGCCGAACTCGACATCCGGGGCGTATTCGACGGGGGAGCCGACGACGTACTCAGCAACGTCGATGCGGCGGTGTGAAATCGACGAGCGGAGGGTCCCGCTTTCGACGGCGGCGTACTCTTTCGCCGTCCCTTCGACTTGCTCGCTCGTCTTCTTGACCCCGCCATCGACGGCGGCATCAACGCCAGCGGCGGCCTCTCGGAGGTTCTCGGCGAACTCACCGAACTCGTCTGCCGCGTCGTCGAAGCCGTCGATACGAGACATCGTCAGATGTCAGGGACGTTGATGCTCGCGGTCCCGACGCTCTCGTCGTGATCGGCTTCGAGGATTGCCGCCACCGAGTCCCCCCAAATGTTCTTCATCTCCGAGGCGACTTCCGCGACGTCCTCGTTGGAGCCGCTGTAGAAGTCCCCTGACTGCGCCGAGTTAGGATGCTCGACGCCAGACAGAAGGATATAGGAGGCGTAGGCGTTCGCCGCCGTCCGATGGAGTGCCTCGGGGTCGGTGATCGCACGCCCGTCGTTGACACGCGCCTCGAGGAGTGACTCCGCCGACTCGGCGGCCTGGAGCTTGTCGTCCTTGTCGAACGAATCCGGGCCAGTGAGCGGCATCGCCGCCAGTCCGTCGATGTACTTTAGGTCCGACTCCGAGTCGTAGGCCATCGGTTAGGTCACTCCTCAGACTCGCGAGCGTCCTCGATGGCGTCGAGGGCGGTCGAGCGTTCCTCGCCGGCGCGCTCGGCCGCCTCGATCGCGTCGAGTTCTGCCGCAGAGTAGTTGCCCTCGTCGAGGTTGCTTCGAACCGAGGCCACGGTGAGTTCAGTTGGATCGAACGGCGGTTCGGGGTCTGACTCGTCGCCGTCCGCAGCCGCCGCGTCCAGCGTGTCGGGTTCGCCGACGCGCTCGAAGAGATCGCCGAACGCCTCGAGTTCGGCCTCAGTCGGCTCGATGACGTCGCCGCGGGTGATCGTCGTTTGCCCGCCATCTCGGACGAGCCGAGTGCCGGTGAAGCGGTACTCACTCATGACTCATCACCCGTGCAGGCCGCTCATGTGAGCGACACCCATCTGTCCGGCCTCCGTCGACGCCAGCTGCAGGTTCATCCCGCCGAAGATCTTCATGTGGAGCGTCCAGCCGCTGGGACTCTCCCACTCGATCGGCTGGATGTCCTCGGCCACGCCCAGCTCGACGACGTCGCGCGTCGGCTGGAACACGACGGCCTCGCCGTCGGGCACGTGCTTGGTGACGCGGATCCGGCTGATTTCGTCGCCGAGCTCGTCGAGGATCCGCTCACGCATGTTCGTGTTGCCGGGGTTGCCGGAGCCGAAGTCCGCGATGATCCGGCGAAGGCGCTGGTACTGCGTCCGGCTGACGTACATCCAGTAGCCGCCGTCGTCGAACTCGTCGTTCTCGAGGACCTCGATGGCCGACAGCGTGTCGTCGCGGATGTCTTCGGCGTCTGTCGTGTCGTCGTGCCAGTTCGCCCCCGCGACCGTGTTGCGGTCGGGATGGTTGAGGAAGCCGTACATCTCGTAGCCGTCGATCGGCCGCTTCCAGCCGTTCATGAAGTACTTCTCGAACGTACTTCCGACGGCGCGGGTGGCCTGACTCGGCACCTTCGTGTCCAGCGCGTTGCCGGGGCCACGGCGGCTTGTCATGAGGAGCCGGCGGTCGATCCGCCAGTCCTTCCAGATGCACGGCAGCGGGACGCCGTCCAGGCCGTAGCCGGGGTCCTCCTCGTCGGAGTTGCCCTCGGGGTTCATCCCGATCTCGGCATCCTCGCTGATGTCGCCCATCGTCTGCCAGCGACTGACCCACGTCGCGAGATCCTCCTCGGTCGTGAGGCCCGCGTCGCGAAGGTCGTTCACGAGGTTCAGCTGCTGGTTGCGGTTCTCGACGACGACGTCCGAGAGATCCTTCCACTCCTCGTACTCGAGGGCGCCGTCGGCGATGAGCTCCGCGCGCTCATCCTCCGACGCCATGAGATACTGGAAGCCGCGGTCGCCGTCGCCTTCCGCGAACAGCCCCTTCGCACTCTGCACCTCTGCACTGCCGACCTGCTGCGTACTCATTCTAGATCACCTCGTAGACCAGGCGAGCCTGACTGGCAGACCCAGAGTTGTCGACGTCTTCGCGCGCCACACCGATCATGGCGCCGGGCGAGTCGTTCGCGGAGTCGTACTTCCGGACGGCGCCGTTGCCGTAGCTCACCAGCAAGTCGCCCGCCGTGATGTTCGCGTTCGCCGCCACGTCGGCGCCGGCGCCGCCCGCGTTCGAGCCACCGAACACCAGCCCGAGGACGCGGTTGAAGCGATGCAGTCCAGCGACGAACATGTAGTCGCCGTTGGCGTAGGCATCCTCGACCGCTTCGGTGCTGTTGGTCGGGTCGCCCGAGTAGGGCGCCTTCGTCGCGACCAGCGGCTCAGCGACGCCGGCCTGCGTGCTGTGCTTTTGGAACTGTTCGAGGTTGCCGCCCACGTACTCGACGAGGTGGCCGGGCGTGATGCTCTCGGCGGCCTCGCCTTCCTTCTCCGTGGCGGTCGGGCCGCCCATGACGATCTTGTTACTCGACATGCTCAGTCACCTCCTGTACCGTCGCCATTCAGCTGGCCGACGATCTCCTCGAACTTCTCCGAGTCGCCACCGCCAGCACTGGCGGTGACCTGCTGCCCCCGACCCGTTGCACCCGGCAGGCGCGAGGCAGTCGACGCGGTCGCGTCCTCGTGGAGCTTCTCCACGACGGGGCGCGCCGAAGACATCAGTTCCTCGCGGTCGTCCTCGTCGAAGCTGTCGGAGTGGGCGATGATTTCGTCGACGAGGTCGGACTGCTTTCGGTTGGCCTCCGCCTCGTCGACGCGCTCGGCGACGAGTTCATCGAGGTAGTCCTCGATGGAGTCGTGGTCGCCGATGTCTGCTTCCACGGTAGTCGTGTTGCTGTCCTGAGTGCCGTCGCCGCCACCGCCCCCACCATCGGGATCGGCCTCGGCGACGGACTCGTAGAGTCGGTCGAGGTCCTCGTCGGACATGGCCTCGAGCGACTCCTTGTTGAAGTCGTGTTCGCTGACGAGCGTCTGGATCTTGTCGTTGTCGTCCATCGTGTCAGAAGGTGCCGCGCCGGATTCCGCCGGTTCGTCTCCGCCCTGTTCGCCAGCCGTTGCTGTCTCGGTATCATCGGCAGTGAGATCGACGTCGACGCCGAGGACGTCCGCCACCGTCTGCAGGAAGCCGCGCTTTTCGGGAGCAGACTCTCCGCCCTCATCGCCGGCGGACGCACTCGCTTCGGCGCCAGCGCCTGGATCGGCATCGGAAAGCGCCGCGGCGATGTCGTTGTTGTGGACCCACGCCGCCAGCTCCTGGGACGGCCCCCAGTTGGCGGTGTTCGAGGGCGAGTCGCCCTTCGAGACGACCGAGAGGTCGAGGAACTCGACGTCCTCGGCCATCAGCAGGCCAGTTTCGTCGTCGGTCTTCTCAGCCTTGAACCGCGGATGGATCGAGACCTCGTACGTCCCGGCGTAGATGCCGCGTGCCAGCTCGGGATCGTGCGTGATCGCCTCGTAGCCGACGCCCTTGCCGTCGATGTAGCCGGACTTCTCGACCTTACCGTAGGTGTCGTCCGTACTCGGCGGGTACTCGGGGCGGCCGAACTCGTCCTGTGGGTGGTCCGCAGTCAGGGGCTCACCAGATTGCGAGTCGGCGGCATCCTGGAGCTCGTCTGCCTTGAACAGGACGGGCGTGCCGTCCTCCATGTGCAGTACGTCGCCAGGGCCGACGGCGATGCCGGAGAAGCGCCACGGCGGATCGTCCTCGTCGAAGTCGTCATCGTCCGCTGCCTGCAGATACCGGACAGGGACGCGTAGTGTACTTGTCATTGCTTGAAAGGAGTCCAGAACCTCTAAAGGAGTCCAGAACCTCTGGCTCAGGCCTGTGCCGTCGACGCCGTCATCGGGTGGTGGGCGGCCTATACAACCGGCGCCAGCGCACACACGCAGTTGGGATGTGTGCGGCCTGGGATCAGCGTCGCCGCCTCCGACACCGGATACGGGCCGTTCGCAGCGAGCGTCTTGCAGATCGGGCAGGGGTCCGAGGTCAGGATCCGCACCTCGGAGACGTTTCCCGACTGCTCGTAGCGCCGCGCCGAGGCGGTGTTGTACGCGTTCGAGATCTCCGTTCGAGACAGCGTCCGCGCTCGTGTGATGCCGATATCGTCAACCTCGCGGTTCAGCTGCGTGGCGGCCTTCTTTGGGTTCCAGCCTTGCGACAGCGCCGTCGACAGCTCGTCGCGGACGGCGGTCTGCATGTCCTCCGTGATCCCTTCGAGGTTCTCGTAGGTCCGCGTGTAGATCGTCTGGACCGTCCGCTGGTGGATCGGCATGTTGAACATCGCGCCGATGTTCGAGTCGCCGATCTCGACGCCGACGTCGTCCAGCCGACGCTCGGCGCCGCGCAGGCCACGGAGATACGCCGACCGCACGAACGACGCGGTGTAGTGTTGCCCCCGCTCGATGCGCCGAAGCGGGACGCGTTCGAGGACTTCTTGGGCGATGGCGGCCTGCAGCCAGAGTTCGAACTTCTCTATCGCCCCCTCGTCTTCCTCGAACTGAAACTGCTCACGCGGCTCGGCCGCGGACAACTCGAGGGCGTCGTTCTCGTAGCTGACCGTGGTGCGGATCAGCCCCTTGAGGCGGCGGAAGCGCTTGGTAAGCGCCGGGGCGAACTCCCGGCGGTGGAGTGTGGTCGTGTTCGTCAGGTCCTGCTGCTCGTTCGCGACCAACTCGCGGTGGTGATCGTGGTCGCAGGTTGCCATCAGTCATCGGCCTCCGCCCCTGCCTGATCCGGGAAGGCGCTGTTGTAGTACTCTTGGACCTGTTCGTTCTCTTCGTCGAGTGGCGGCACATCAGCCGTCGACTCGGCGCCGAAGTCGGGGAACTCGCCAGTCTCGATGAACTCGACGACGTCGGCGGTGTCCATGCCCGCCAGCAACGCCTGCACCTGCTTGAGCACGTTCGCGCGGTTGACCTGGACCTCGGACTCGTCCATCTCGGACTGCTCCGCTAGCGGCGGCCAGTCGACATCGTAGCCATCGCCGGCGGGATCACTGACGGCGCCGAACTTTCGGAAGCGATCGATGAGGTCGCGGACGATCACCGGCGTCGCGATCTGCTCGCGACGCTCGGCGCCTTTGCCGTACCACTCCTTGCGGTCCTCGGTGGTTGCCCGCTCGCCCGTCTCGTTGCCTTTCAGGATGGACTGCGGGATGCCGGTGTACGCCGAGACGGCCTCGATCTCGGGGTCGATGATGGGCGTCGGGTCGATATCGTTGCCGCCGATCTGCTCGACCTCGGCGCCCTCCAACTGCATCGTCTTCGAGAAGCCGTGGATGAACTCCTGAACCTCTTTCTCCATCCGCTCCCCGCCATCCTCAAGCTGGTAGCCGCTGTCGACGTTGACCGCGAGGCCATAGTCGGCGCCGCGGTAGGCCATCTCCGCAGCGGCGCCGAGCGTCTTCTCGATGTCGAACAGCGCGTTGTAGACCGGCTCCATCCGCGGCGTCCCCCGGACCTCGTCGTCTAGCAGGTTCTCCGCGATGTGGATGACGCGACTGTGGTGCACCCACGCCGTCGTCGACGTCGACGGGGTCGCGTCGTCCTCGTCACCGAGATCGAGCTTGTAGTACAGTGGGTAGCCCCACCGGTCGCTCTGGGGATCCTCGTCGAGGCGGAGGTCCTCGATGGAGCGCTGCGAGAACGGGCGCAACCACTGGACGTCGTCCGGCCCCTCGATCTTCGAGTCGTCGACCGGCTGGACGAGGTCCTGATCATCGGCGAAGCCGAGTACTAGAAGCCCGTACTCCCCGATGCCGGCGAGCTTGTCCGCCCGCTTGCAGTAGTGCCAGAGCCGTTCGTCGTCCTCGAGCGTGGTGACATCATCCTCGAAGTCGGTGTTCTCGTCAGCCTCCGTGTCCTTCTCGTCGACGATGTTGGGGCTGTCGCGCCACGTCGTGACCGCGGGCATGTCGACGACAGCCCGTGCGTAGGGATGCCGGAGGTACATCGCGTAGAAGTCCTCGACATCGGGCTGTTTCTCCCAGCCGAACGCATCGTAGAGATCGCGGTCACCGTCGTACTGCTTCCCGAGATTGGCCGCGAGCATCGTCCGCATCTGGATGCCCGCCAACTCGTTCGCGGTGAGTTCGTACGTCCCGTCGGCGTCGGCATCGATGTGGTCAGATAGTTCGTCCATGATCAGTTAGACCCCCAGACGCCCGTGCCGGACGATCCGGTCCCGCAGTGCTTCCCCTCGGCCGCGAACGCCGCCATGATCGCCGCATCGAGGTGGTCGGGGGAGCGGTTGCCGTCCAGTTGCTCCTTGATCTCGCTCTTCGGCGTCGCGACCAGAACCTCGGCGCCATCCGCCCCGTGTGAGGCGTAGAACTTCTCCTCGTACTCGATGACGCGGGCGGCGATCAGCGCCTGCTCGTACAGCTCTCGATCTTGGATGCACCCGCCCTCCTTGAGCCACTGCCCGAACACCGCGAGTGCCTCGGCCCAGCAGTCCTTGTACTCGGTCTCGTTGTCAGCCACCTGCCCCGACTTGAACCGATGGAACTCGGGATAGGCCTGGCAGAGCCGGTCGGCCATCCCACTCCCCTCGCCGACGGCGTCGACGGCGCCGGGATGGTCATGGAACGCGTTGAGGCCGTCGAACTGGCCGTGACCGTTGCGGATCCGCGACTCCTGCTGGGGATGGTTCGTCCCCGTCTCGGCGTAGTGGATCACACAGCGGTCGGCGTGGATGCTCGCCAGGACGGTCTGGTCGCCCGAGCGCGCCACGTCGACGCCAGTCCCGTAGGGGTTGACGCGCGCCGACGACGGCTCGCGGTCCCATGCAGCCTTGACGTCGGAGACGGTGAACGGTCGGTTCGCACTCGCGCCCGCCGGCGGGATGCGCCCGGCACGACGCCGGAACCAGCGCTTGTCCAGCTCCTCACGGAACTCGTCACTATCCGGATCGGACCACTGTTGAGCCTGCTTGACGCCGGGCCACGGCTCGTCGTTGAACTCGCGCCAGTCCTCCTTGATCTTCCAGAGCGTGGCGAGGCCGTCGATCATCTCGCCACCGACGTTGTCGAGTTCGACCTGGACGTTGTGGCTGTCGAAACTGGAGAAGCGAACGGTCTCCCACGTCCGCTTGTCCATCAGGTCCGCGACGAGGTTGGCGTCATCTTCGGGTGGGTTCGCGATGGCGATCATCCGGTCGCGCTGGTCGGTCACCAGCGAATCCATCGCGTCCAGCGTGTCGGCGTCGACGTCCTTCTTGTCAGCCTCTTCGATGATGCTCAGGTGGTAGCGCGAGTGTACGCCCTCGAGTTCGCCGGCGTCCTGTGGGCTGGTCGCCTCGAACCAGTGTTCGGGGTCCTCGTCGAACTCGATGCGCTCCGGGCGGTGTTTGTACGTGCCAGGGAGCGTGATCCGCGCACTCGAGTGGAGGTTGTCGACCGGCTTGCAGAACGTCCGCTTCATCTTCTTCTCCGTCCCCGAGGTCGTGAGGACGGTCGCGGGATACAGCGCGTACAGCCAGACGTTGACGATCGCCGCCAGGATGTAGGACTTCCCCAGCCCGTTCGCGGTGACGACGAGTGTCTTCTGGTTCGCGGCGACCGACCGACAGATCGTCCGCTGGGCTTCGGTGACTGTCAGCCCGAGGACGTCCTCGATGGCGTCTTCGATCCACGTCTCGTCGCCCGCCTTCGCGCGCTCGGCGTAGTGTCTCGGTCGGCGAGGGCGCGACGCTGTGGCGGAGTCTACGGTCGTACTACTCATCGTGGGCCTCTCGGAGGTCTTTCATCAGCAGTCCCTCGACGCCGTCGACGTCGACGTGGTCGGTTGCGTCAGCGATGTTGAACTCGGAGAGCAACTGTCGGGCTTCGCGGAGGAAGCGGGCGTCGTTCGACCGCTTGTACTTCAGCAGGGCTTCGGCGGCGAGCTCCCGGACGACGTCTTGGGCGGCTTCCTGATCGCCGAGCGAGTCGGCGAGGTCTTCGAATGCCTTGGTCTCGCGCTCCGAGAGGTCCGATTGGAGGTGCTTCGAGAACGCGCCGTGTTTGTAGTTCCCGTTGTTCCTCCCCGTGTTGTCGGCCGCACCGCCGTGGTGTTTGCAACGGCCCGTTCCGGTGTGGTCGGTGCCACGTCCAGCCGTCGCCTGACAGTAGCCCCGGAACTGCCCATCGCGAGACTTTCGGCCGTTGCAGTTCTCTCCAGCCTCGATTTGAGGGACTTCGTCGAGTGGCTGGCCGATGAGTTCTTCTTCTCGGTGTTGGGGGTTCATGGAGTGTTCGTCACAGCAGACAGTTCATGGGGTGTTCACGGCGGAGAGAGGTCGCCCGGTTGGGGCGGCGAGGTGTAGATCGGAGCGGGTGGCGACAGCGCCTCCTCGTCAACGTCGCGCTGATGGCGGCCTTCGAGATGGCAGCGCTTGCAAAGCGCGACGAGATTGTCCGGATCGTTGTTGTTCGGATTGCCGTCGCGATGGTGAACGTCGGCGCGCTCAACCTCAGTTCGCGAGCGACCACAGCCGGGACAGCGCCAGCCGCGTTTCGAGCGCTGTTGCCAGTAGCGCCGGCGAGCCTCCTCGCGTGTGTCTCGCTCGTCAGGCATCGGTATCGCGTCCAGAGAGGAGTCGGAACGTGCAGTCCCCACAGAACGTGATCGTATCCGTGAGGTCGTACCCACGTTCCTTCAGGCGATCCCCCAGATCGCGAGTCATGAACTCGTCCTCGTGGAACTGCCCCATCAGGAACGGCTCGTCGACGACGTCGCCGCAGTCGTCGCACTCTGTCTTGTAGCCCATGTGCCACTCACCTGCCCCTCATCGTCGTGTCATGCGATTCTCGACTTCCTCGCCGATTTCGCGGCGAAGCATCGGGATGTCATCCGCGGTGAGCGGCGTCGGGTGCCCATCATCTTGCCCCTCATCGTCACGTCCGTCGGTTTCGTCGGCGTGGGCACCGTCGAGGACGAGTTCGTCCCACGTCCGGCCGTCCTTGTTGGCCTTGGCCTCCTCGAAGATCGCCGGTGAGATCGAGATCTGTTTGCGTTCACTCATTGGTCTGGACATCCTCGGGGATCGGCAGTTCGACGATCGGGCAGATGTCGCGCAACTGGTCGGCCTGAGCCTCGTCAACGCAGCCTTCCGGCGTGATCACCGCGGGGAGCGCCCGGTCGTCGTTCTGGGCGTACTCCAGCGCTTGGGCGACGCCATTCCGAACCGAGTCGGCGTCGTTCTCCACCTCGATGGCCAGCACGAACAGATCCAGGTCAACCCAGTAGTCCGCGTAGGCGCCAGTACTGTCGAGATACCGTTCGTGTTCAACGGCGTCGGCGCCGAACAGCGTCTCAAGGCGCGGGGTGACGGCCAGATCGGCGAACGTAGCTTCGGAAATCATGGTGTGTCAGGCGTAGTCGCGGAGGTCGACCGGGTCGTCACAGCAGAGCCACGCCTCCGAGGTCTCGCTCGCGGGATCGTACAGCAGGAGCGTGTCGCCATCTGGCAGCCAGCAGAGGCAGTCGTGCTCGTCCGTGTCGGGGATCGAGTTGTGTGGCCAGCTATTCACAGGTTGGTACATCAGGTGTCGTCTCCGGAGCAGTCGTGTGGCGGTGCGACCAGCCGCTCGCAAGCGTCGCAGCGGTAGGGCGCGCGACGGGCGTACGGTCGGGAGTGCATGGGTGAAGAGAAGGCGAGGCG